TGGTTGAACCTTGAGAAGCCTGTACCACACCACCTTACTATAGGGTTAAAATAGGATGGCTAGACCAAAGAAGTACAACATAGATACAAAACAACTACAAAAGCTTGCATCATTCGGTTGTACTAACATTGAAATGGCTGATTTCTTTGGGTGTTCCCCAGACCTTCTTGAAAAGAGTTATTCGGAATTTCTAACAAAAGGGCGGTCACAGATGAAAATGAGGTTAAGACAACTTCAATGGAAGTCCGCTGAAAATGGTAATGTGACCATGCAAATATTTCTAGGAAAGAATATTTTAGGGCAACAAGATAAGATAGAAACAAGTGAACTAGATGAACCTTTAGTATGGTCAGCTGATTAATGCCATTAACAGCACCACAAAAGAAAGTAATTAAAGATGAATCACGCTTTAGGGTTTTGATTACAGGGCGTAGGTTCGGTAAAACATATCTAGCCATTAATGAATTAGCCAAATTTGCGAGTCAGCCTAATAAAAAGGTTTGGTATGTTGCACCAAGTTACAGACAGGCTAAAGCGATATGTTGGGGTGTTCTTAAAGAAAAGATGATACAGCACAAATGGGTCAAGAGCATCAACCACAGCGATTTGACTATTACACTCAAGAATAACAGCCAGATTACACTTAGGGGAAGCGATAACGAAAATTCACTAAGAGGCGTAGGTCTTCATTTCCTTGTGATGGACGAGTTTGCAGATACAAGCAAAGAAACATGGTATGAGGTGCTTAGACCAACATTGTCAGACACAAAAGGTTATGCGTTGTTCTGTGGTAGTCCTAGAGGTTTTGGGAACTGGTCTTATGAGTTATACAAGATGGGTGAAACTAATAAGGATTGGAAAAGCTTTCAATACACGACACTAGAGGGTGAACAAGTTAGTGAAGACGAAATTGAACAGGCAAAGCAAGACTTAGACCTTAGAACGTTTCAACAAGAGTACGAAGCGACATTTGTTAATTATTCTGGAATGATTTACTACAACTTTAGTAGAGATAAAAACATAGTAGAGAAGTACAACAAGAATAGTGGCATATTACATATAGGCTTAGACTTCAACGTAGACCCAATGAGTGCGGTTGTTTGTGTTATAGAAAATGATAGAATTTTTATGATAGATGAGATACAAATATATAGTAGTAATACGAATGAGATTTGTGAGGAGATTAGAACCAGATATAAGAACGTTCAAATAGTGGTATATCCAGACCCAAGTGCTAAACAAAGAAAAACAAGTGCAGGTGGTTTAACTGATTTAGCTATTTTGAAAAATAATGGTTTTGATGTAAGATGTAGAAGTACAGCACCTTTGGTAAGGGATAGGATTAACGCAGTAAATAGTAAGTTAAAGAACGTAAATGGCAAAAGTAGTTTATTTATTGTTAAGTCCTGTAAAAATGCGATCAAAAGCATAGAACGACAGATTTATAAGGAAGGTACGCATATTCCAGACAAAGATAGTGGATATGACCATATGAATGATGCTCTAGGCTATTTAGTAGAGTATAATTTTCCACTTAAAAGGAATTTTGCACCAAGCCATCCTAAAAGGTGGAGTTGATGGATAGGGAAACACTTACAAGTAAACACGATTTATGGCACTCAAATATTTCTAATTGGGAGTTCTACATTCGTAGTTATCTAGGCGGTAACGATTACAAAAACGGCTATTACCTTCACCGCTATGTTTTAGAGTCACCAGAAGAATATGACGCAAGAATAAGACACACCCCTGTAGATAACCATTGTAAGAATGTTGTTCAGATTTACACAAGTTTTCTTTGGAGAGTGCCACCAACAAGAGATTATGGTTCATTAGATGGCGATGAGCAGTTGAAGTCGTTTCTTTTGGATGCTGACTTAGATGGTCGCTCATTCAACACTGTAATGCGTGAAGTACAAATGAACGCTAGTATCTATGGTAATTGTTGGGTCATTGTTGATAAGCCACAGTCAAACGCCAACACAAGAGCAGAAGAACTAGCACAGGATATCAGACCCTATATCAGTATCTACACCCCAGAAAACGTTGTGAACTGGAATTACAGGCGGTCAGCTAGTGGTAGGTTCTATCTTGATATGTTGATGGTTGTAGAGGACATTAACGCAGATAGAGCAATAATAAAAATATTCACAGAAGAAACGATAGCAACCTATGAAGTAGAGGAGTATTCAGAAGAATATTCAAAAGGCGAATCTAGGTTAATCGAAGAAGTGGAAAACCCAATAGGGAAAATCCCTGCGGTCAATGTCTATAATTTAAGAGGTGCTAAAAGACCTATAGGCATTAGTGACCTTGCTGATGTTGCATTTCTACAACAATCTATCTACAACGACTATTCGGAAAAAGAACAGCTTATCAGATTAGCAAACCACCCTAGCCTAGTAAAAACACCAAATGTTGAAGCTAGTGCAGGTGCAGGGTCTATTATAGAGATACCAGAAGACCTTGAAGCTAATCTAAAGCCTTACATAATACAGCCTAGCGGTCAGAACCTAGATGGAATAATGAAGTGTATACAAAACAAGGTAGATGCCATTGATAGGATTACACACATGGGTTCAGTAAGGGCAACAGGTACACAAATAGCAAGTGGTATTGCTCTACAAACAGAATTTCAGCTACTAAACGCCAGACTATCAGAGAAAGCCGATTATCTTGAGAACGCAGAAGAACAGATTTGGTCTTTGTTTGCTATGTGGCAAGATAAACAGTTTGATGGTTCGATAAACTATCCAGATACCTTTGATATTAGAGATTGGGCAAATGACCTTCAGTTTTTACAAATGGCGAAAGCTAGTGGTATTAAGTCAGAAACATTCAACAAGGAACTAGACAAGCAGATAGCACAGGCAGTTATTGACGATAGCGAAATGATAAAATCTATAAATGAAGAAATAGACGCTACCAGAACAGTTAGAGGGCAGTTCCAAACAACAGAAGTAGAAGGACAGACAGTTGAAGAAGAAACGTAAACGTAGGCTAGTACCCAAAGACAAAAGAACTGGTATTCCTAAAAAATATCTATCTGGTCTTAAAGGTGCGAAAAGAAGTGCTAGAGCAAGTTTATTGAAACAAGTAAGTGCGTTATATAAAGCAGGTGCAAGAATACCACGTTCATTACTTAGAAGAAGGAACAGGACATAATGGCAGTAAGAAGAAGACCCTTATCAGCAAAGACACTAGCAACACTTAGAGCAAAAGCAAAGAAATCAAAATTATTTAATCTAGCAGACTTAAAAGCTAGTTTTCGTAGGGGTCAAGGTGCATTTCTTTCCGCAGGGTCAAGACCAAGAATACCTATGAACGCTTGGGCGATGGCTAGAGTCAACAAGTTAATAAGCAGGGGTCGTTCTGGTACATTTGATAAAGATATTATTAGACGAGCATCAAAAAGAAAAAAGAAATAGATACAAATCCAGGCAAAAAGGTAATAAAATCAAGGACTTAGCATGGCAAAGTATAGAGGAAAAGAAGTAAAGCTAAACAAACCATTTAGATTATCTACAGCCGAATCTAAGCGAAAAAAGTTTGGTGTGTATGTAAAAAACAAATCTACTGGTAAGATAAACAAAGTTACATTTGGTGCTAGGGGGATGTCTATAAAGAAAAGCATACCTGCAAGGCAAAGGTCATTCTTAGCTAGAATGGGTGGTGTTCTTAAAGAGGTCAAAGGTCAGAAATCTCTATCACCTGCTTTCTGGTCAATCAAAGCTTGGAAAAAAGACTTTCCCCTATAATGTCCAGAATATTAGATAAATTAGCTGACCAACACGAACAGCGTATTATTGATGTGCTTTACAGGCTTGAAGAAGACGTAATAAAAGAAGTAACAAGAGCGACAAAGGGTAAACTTGTTTCACAAAGACTAGCGATACAATTACAACCTGCAATTAGAAACCTTGTGGAAACCACCTTTTTAGACGAAGCAGATACCATAATAAATGAAGAATATAACAAGATTGCAAAAGAGGTCTTGGATACGTTTGGTGAAATGCCTATACCAAAGAAGTTCAAAAGCCTAACAGAAGTAGACCTAACCACATTAAACGCACTCAAAACACAATCTTTTAGTGGCTTTGAAGATATAGCAGAACGATTTATAAAAATTATCAATGACGAGGTATATCAAAGCACAATAGCAGGTAGACCATTTGAAGATATGGTAAATAACATTCGGTCACATATAAATGGAGTTTACAAGCAATCCAACGTTGCAGAAATAAATGAACTGGTAGACTTCATAAACGAAAACAAATTTGATAATGCTAAGAAAGCAGAAATCGAGGAAGCGGTTAGAAAGCTACACACACAATACGCAAGTGACAGGGCAGGGAATAATCTTAGACGTTACGCAAGTCAGATTGCTCACGATTCAGTAATGCAGTTTCACGGACAGTTTACAGTAGCCAAAGCAAAAGATGCAGGGTTGACCCATTTCAGATATACAGGCACACTTGTGAGAGATAGTAGACCTTTCTGTAGGAATATGCTAAATAAGACATTAACCGAAAATGAAATTAGGGATATTTGGAATAATCAAGGGTGGCAAGGCAAGTCCACAGGTGACCCATTCATAGTTCGTGGCGGTTATCGTTGTCGGCACACTTGGATTCCAACTAATCCAGATTGGGATATATAGGAGTTATAAATGGCTGAAGAAAACCAAGTAGAACAGACTACTGAAACAACTGAAGAACAAACACCACAAGTAGAGGAAACATCTAGTGAAGTAATGTTCACAGAAGATGAAATGAATGAAATCGTTAAAAAGCGATTAGGCAAAGAAAGAGGTATTTGGTATAAAAAACTTGGTGTTGAGGACTTTGATACTATTAAACAAGCTGTTAAGTCACAGAAGGATGCAGAAGAAAAGCAACGTATTCAAAAAGGTGAGTTTGAAGAAATACTAAAAACCAGAACGCAAGAGTTCAACAAAGAAAAAGAAAACCTTGAGAGTCAGCTAAGAGATATCAAGATAAATAAATCGTTATTGTCTTCAGCATCAAGGAATAAAGCCATCAATCCAGACCAAGTAGTTGAGTTATTAAAAAACAATATTCAGCTAAATGAAAGTGGTAACGTAGAAATTCTTGATAAGAATGGAATAGCACGTTATAGTAAATCGGGTGAACTTTTGACCACAGACGAATTAGTGCAAGAGTTTCTTACACAGAACCCTCACTTTGTCAGTGCAACCCCTAGTGGTTCTGGCACAGTGTCAAATGTGGATAGGCAAGAACTCAATAAGCCTTTAAATCTGAGTGAATTAAATATGAACAATCCAGAGGACAGACTC